ATGCTGAGCAAAACAAAAAATGCTGTGTCGTTCGAAGAACGAGAAGGATTCGATCTAAATCAGGAGAACGACCGCAGAGTTATACGAGAGTTCGAGAAGGAATTTGAACCGTTCATGGGGAAATACGAGTCAGTCATGCCGGGAACGATATATGCGCGTCAGATATTCGGATTTGAATTTTATCTCATGAAAAAAGGGATCATTACGATATCAGCAACATACCCGCTTGGAGCTATCCGGGATGTCGAAAAGTACAAACTAGAGATCATGAAACATTCGGCACTGATGAATCTACTCTCGCGCAGGAAGTGGGCGGATCGGAAAGACAGGGAACAGTGGGAAAGCCTATGAACGTATCCATAACTCGATTTGTCAGAAGGATTCGAAAAGCTAAGAGGCTCTACCGACATCAAGCATCTCTCACAAAAAACATCTCATTATCCATAAAATCAACCATATGCTATCTGATCGGACGGAGAAAACAATAAGACTAACAAGGGCGTTTCTAATGGAGATTTTTACTCTGCTCTTCTGTCTCGCTTTTGGAATGCTTTTTGTAGGAGCAATTCTGTATGTTGGAATTGCTGGTATAGCAGGGAGGTAATTATCATGATCTAGTTCTTTGAGAGGTATCAGCCATGAGAAGGTGTAAAAAGTGCCGGACCAATATTCTCCCAACTGAGGGGATCACGAGACATGGAATGATATGGTGTAGCTGGCAATGCTTCAATGCCGACAATCGCGAGAAAGCCTATAAGGAACTCGCCAAAAAGAGCTTCGTCGTGAAGCACGCATAACCCGAATCGACCATTTTCCAAAAGTATGGAAAATGGTCACTCTCCCATCTTCTTGTAAGGGACGTAGGTAACAACTCTCACCGCGAGGTGGGGGGAGAGTAAAAAATAACACAATACTCTTATGGAAGGCGGCGCACAGCAATGAGAAAAGATGTTGATGATGGAACTTACTGTAGGAAGCAAGACAATGAGTGGAAGAATGGATACGACTGCGCCATGTATGATGTCCTCCAAATCATCAACAAATAACCAATATGGAAACAATAACAATTACACAAATAAATAACCCCAATAAAGGAAAAGAAATGGTCAAATGATGCACAGGTTTACTATCACGACAGCTCTTTTGGGTATGAACATGTAAGTAGAAAAACAGCCGAAAGGATTTATAAATACATAATTGGCGAAAAACCATATTCACCTATAAAACAATAACCCTATGTCTCAAAAGGAAAGCTGGGAGAAAAGATGGGAGGAGTTTATATTAAACGATGCAGTTATAGCAGTCGTTGCTTCTCCAGAAGTTGGAGATAAGTTTGAACCAGAAAAATATAATTACGCGAACCAAAAGCTGAACGCTTTGAACAATTATATTTACACGAGAGGAAAGGATGTTATCAAAAAAATCCTCTCCTCCCGAGAAAACGAGATAGCGGAGGAGGTGAAGAAGATGCCGTTAGAATATGCTGACTCATACAACCCTCTTAGAGTAATAGAAAAAATACTCAAAATTATCCTCAACCATAAATAACCAATAACGAGAGTATGAGAAAAGTAGTTGTAGGAATCATAGTAGGAGTAATACTTTCACATCTGTATATAGCCGTGAATAACGACTTGAGACTCCGAGACCAGTACTATCCAGGTAGTATGATTGGAAACGCACTAAAACAGCGTGAGTTCTGTAAACAATACGGAAAGAGAGCAGTTATAAAGTGGATGTTTGATTACGGGATATACACTTATTCTCAATGTATTGAATAACCAATTAACCCTCTATTAAGTGATATGAAATACCCAGACGGAAAAATGAATAACAACGACGAAGGTGAATTAAAAATGGCAATATATATCAAAGAAGGTAGAGTCATTTTGGATTTCAGAAAGGAAATCTCTTGGATAGGTTTTGACAAGAAAACTCTTCGGGCTTTAATTGATGGATTAGAGGATAAGTACAAGAAAATATGAAAACAGTAGCTTTGGATTTTGATGGAGTAATTCACAAATACAGCAAAGGGTGGCACGACGGGACTATTTACGATGACCCTATTGAAGGAGCATTTGAATACATGAAGTCTCTTATGGAAGAAGGATATTGTGTATTTATACTTTCAACAAGATTCCTCTTGAATAAATAATCCCAACAAAATATGCTCAAAATCAAAACAACACACAAGATTCTGTCTCGAAGGGAATATGATCGGCTACACTGGCAACTGCGGACTGCGCATTCCTATGCCGAAAAAGAGCTCATAAGGGAGGAACTTCTGAATCATCTGAAAAGAGACTTTGCCGCGTCAATAATTGTCGTTTCATCTGGGACGACGCACTTTCCGGAGCACTGGTACCTTGCCGCTATGCTCTCCGTCTTTCGCCGATCCGGGTTTATTGATGATGATACACGACTGCTTCTGATACGCTCGAAGGACCGAGATGTGCTTGAGATCACGCTTGAATATGACAAATAAACCTAAAAAGAAAAAACGGCGAAAAGGTCCGAAGGAACTGGAAAAACTTGAATTGGAAAAGCTTGAACAGGATGCCGTCATTGAGGCAGTCGGCGGAGACGCTGATCTCGCGGCGTTTTTTCTTGCGTGGCTTAAGTTCGGAAGAAACTCAACCAAGGCATACACTCATCTTCACCCGAATGTGAAGAAAGAGAGCGCTCATGTCCTTGGGTGCCGCATGTTAAGTAAAGTTAATGTTCCGGCAATTCTCGAGAGTTACGGAATCGGCATTCATGAGTATATAGCACAGCTCAAAGATGGTCTTTCCGCGAAGAAAAAGATCATTATCGGAATGGGAGAGGAATCCACCATTGATTATGTTCCGGACCATAAGACACGGCGCCATTACCATAAGGCGCTTGGCGAGATGCTCAAGCTCGAAGGAGTTGTTCCAGTTGTGCAGGTTAATAACCAGAACAACAATATCCAGAAGAACTCTATCGAGAGCCTTCCGGATGATGAAATGGATGAATTACTAGAACGATAACTATTGCTTATACAAGCCATAAACTGTATATGAATCGAGAGGAGAAAATAGCGGAGATAAAGAGAAGGCGAGAGGAGGCGAAAGCTGATCCGGCGCCCTTCATAAATCACTTCTGTTGGACATTCAATCCGATGGAGAAGCCTTTTCATTTTCCGTTCAAGCTCTTCCCATTCCAAGAAGAAAGAATCGTTGCGGAGCTTCGGAAATCCATAGATGACGGGTTTGACATCTTCTTTGACAAGACGCGCGCCATGGGAGCGACGTATACCATCATCGACGTCTTCCTCTGGTACTGGCTCAATGTTCCCGGGTCGAACTTTCTCCTTGGAAGCCGGAAGCAAGACTTGGTAGACAATACGCGGGATGGGGGTGGGAACAAGGAAGAGAGTCTCTTCGGCAAGATCGCCTACACGATAGATCGCCTTCCGAAATTCCTTCTTCCGAAAAGCTACAATCCTGATAAGCATTTCACCTTCATGTCTCTGGTGAATCCGGAAAATGGGAACGTGATATCTGGTGAATCGAGCAATCCGAGTTTCTCTCGCGGCGGTAGATACAAAGCGATACTCCTCGACGAGTTCGCCTTCTGGGACAATGACACATCTGCGTGGGGATCCACTGCGGACACCACGAATTGTCGCGTTGTGCTGACGACTCCTGGGATACGCCCCGGAAAAGCAAAACGGCTTCGATTTGGTACTGATGGAGAGAGCATCAAACTCATAGAGTTGCCGTACTATCTCGACCCGAGAAAGACGCAGGAGTGGCTCACGAAAGAGAAGCTCCGCCGGTCCGCGGACGACTTCGCGCGGGAGATAATGATGAACTGGGAGACGTCTGTCGTCGGTCGGGTGTATCCGGAAATCGAGCAGGCTCGCATAGGAGAGTTCCCATACCGTCCGGAACGTCCGCTCTACTGCACGTGGGACTTCGGACTCGACGGAACGCCGATTCAATGGTGGCAGAAGAATCCCGGGAACAATCTCTGGAGATTGGTAGAATCAGTAAAATTCGAGAATGTTCCGATACAGTATCTCTTCGCGTTCTTTCCGGGAAACCCTATAGATTCGAAGTTCCAGTATGCATCGGAAGTTCTCGAAGTCATTCGAAAGGTATCCGTATGGCAGAGAGCCATACATTTCGGCGATCCGGACGTAGCAAAGAGATCGCTTATCTCCAAAGAGGTGAGCAGTACCAGGCTCGAGCTCGAAAAGGTGGGAGTATATGTGCAAACAAAACCGGAGGCTAATCAGTTTGCTACTCGGCGGGAAAAGACCAAACTCTTTCTCCAGAGAGGTGTCGAAGTGAATAAGACGCCGGGGAATATGTTATGGCTCGAATCCATCAAGGGGGCGAGATACCCACAAAGATCGGAGGCGTCGCAAGCTACTACGCCGATTACTCTCCCTATACACGACTGGACGAGCCATCACCGGACAGCGACTGAATATCTCGCTGTCAATGTCATTACCGGAGAAGGGGATGAGAATGATCCGTACAAACAATATGAAAACTATCCGCAGGATAATTAAGCAGTAACAAGTATATATGGCTAAAGTGAAGATATTTTACGATAATAAAGCGGGGAGGATAGAGCTTCGAGCAAAAGGAAGCGATATTCCGTTTGTCTCGATGTTCCCGGATGAGTTTGCCGACCTACTCTGGCAGATCAATGACTTTGTCGGTAAGAACGCTTCCGGCGATGAGTGGAGGAGGAAAAGCGCCTTCGCAAAGGCATATCACACCGCCCTTCGAAAGGACACGTGGAAGTGGATTGGTGGGGCTATCAAAGAGAAACTCGGATTCAAAAAGAAATGAAAACTCCTCACACGTCTACATTCAAAGGGAAGCGAGTCTATGTCCGTCTCAAAACAGGGGAGCGGATCATTGGGAAATTCCAAGACAAGAACGGGCATTTCCTGTGGATAGACGAAAGGAAAATCCCCATTGCGGAAGTAAGGGCATTCGCTATCTATCGCGGCGAGAGAAATCTTGCGCATGATGAGAATGTGTGATAGTATGCATGTGTAGATCGCACTCTTTGCGGCCTATCGAGAAAGCTCTTATGAGCGGCCTCTCGGTAGGTCGCTTTTTTTGTTGCCTATTTTTATGCAACCAAACGAAAGCGACAAAAAAGACCTCAACTCTCTCCTCAACAAGGCGAAAGACGAATTCGCCGAGTGTTCGACAGAGATGGAGAACATTCGAAAGGGAGATGGATACTCATGGGATGAGCGCGAGGAGCAGTTCCTTGGCAATTATTATCGATCTGACAAGGATGGAAACCGAGAGCGATACATGGACTCTACGGGAGACTTGACGACACTTGCTATTGATCGGGCGTGTCGCGTCATGGGACAGATACCGACCGGACGATTCCAGAACCTCTCCGGCGATACGGGGAAGAATCTTCTCATGAACCTCATATTCGAACACTATGTCATTCCGTTCTCACGGGTGATAGGGACTCCGATTCTCTCGTCTCTCCGGACGGCTGATTTGTATTCGGATCTTTTCTCTATCCCTATGTTCGTCGAATGGTGCCGGAGCAAGGCATATTCCGGACCGAAGTTTGTGGTGATACACCCGCGACGGTTCTATCCGCAGGCTGGGAAGGAATCGATAGGCGAAATGGACTACTGCTTCATCGACACCTTCCCATCGAAAGAATGGCTCAAAGGGAGGAATGGAGAGGTATATATGAATATTCAGGAGATTATCGATCGGGCAGCAAATTCCGGTCCGGAATCAACGGAACTCTCTCCAAGCGAGCGCAATAAGAAGCATATTGGCATACGTCTTCGCCATCGGTTCGGAAGTGATGGAAGTTGGCTCATCTGGAATCCGGACACCGATCTCCCGGTCTTTTATGAGAAGAAGTGGTTTCCAAGGATACCAATTGCTCTCAAGCACCAATATCCGAAACTGGGAAGCCTCTGGTCATACACGAACTTCGAGCGCGGGCATGCGCAACAATTCACTATTGATAGTCTCTCGCAATCGACGATACGCGCCGCAGAAATGATGATAGACCCTCCGTCCATTATGGATCCGGTCGACGTCATACTCTCGTCATTCAAGCGGAAGCCGGGTCAGAAGATATTCGTCAAGCGAGGAAAAACGGAAGCCATCAAGTTCATGGAAGTGAATCCTCAGGCACTTCCGGCATTCTCGAACATGTACCAGATACTCCGAGCGAATATGCTGTCCATGTCGGCGTCGACTGATACGTCTGTTCCGGCAAAAGTAGACCCTGGATTCGGGAAGACTCCTGATGCGATCAAGCAACAAGCGGCTCGGCTCGGATCGAGAGATAGCTGGGATCAAGACTCCATGCAGATGTTTATTGAAGACGCTTTCTCGATCGCGGCTGATGAAATCGCATCTATGGGAATTGATAGCTATTCCTTCGATCTCATGAAAGAGGCGGTAGAGAATCTGCAAGAGGATTATCCGAAAGAAACCTTCAAAGAATTTATTACAGAAAACAAAGCGACTATCGCAACGAAACGCGTTGAAGGGAAGTATCGATATGTCATGGAGCCTGGAAGTACGCTCATCGGTGCGAATGACACGGCGGAAACCATTCTCGAGATGATGAAGCTCCATGCGGAGAATCCGAATATAGCGAATGATCTTGCGGCTCGGAATCAGCGATTCGATTTCGGAGCCGCCTATCGGATGATTCTTCGAGAGAAGGGAAGTCGATTTGCCAATAAGCTCATCGTTTCTGCAAATGAAAATCCGGAAGGAACGGACGGCGTCGGAGAATCGGGTGCTACCGTCGAACCGAATGTCACAACAGAACAGTCTCTCCAATAAAAATATGCTTACCAAAGAAGACATTTTTATAGTCCGAGAACGATTTCTCAAGTACCAAGAGAATTTCCGAGAACGACTTCAGAGAGGTTCGTCAGTTGATGCTGATAAGTCGCTCGCCGTATTGGCGCAGACGGAAGGATGGAGCATTCTCCGCGCGGCATTCGACGGTATGATTCTTGATCTGCTCGAACCGGAGGAGTTTGAGTCGTCCGCCGAATCTTACGCGCTCTCCAGCGAATCGAGACGCATAGCGCTCCAAGCCATACGGTCCGTCATAGAGACTGTTGAGTCATCGTCATCATCCGCACGAATTTCAGAAAGCGAAGGAGTCTCCAAGTAGTGTCCCATTCGGGATACTCTCGGGTACTTCTCCTCAATGGAGAACCTGAATGCATTCGAGGTCGACCCGCTCGTAATCATTGGGTTGTAAACATATGACCGATCCAGTCATCTCGGGAGACGGCGCCGAACAACAGCCGTCCGCAACACCTACCGAAAGCGCCACGACTCCTTCCATGGACACGGAAGAAGCGGAACTTGACGCAAAGGTTCGGGAAAATCTCGGCCAGCACTATATCCCTGTCGATAGTGCAACGGACGAGCCGGAGACGAAACAGCCGGAAACCGAAAAACAGACGGAATCAGAACAGAAGCCTGATGAAGGCGACGTTCAAAATCCGGAAGAAACTGTCGAAACGCCTCCTATTCCAAAACCGGAATCGCGTGCGTCGAGACTGGACAAGCGGGTCGCCACTCTCTATGTCCAGAATTTGCTTCTTTCGGGAGAGAAGACTGTTCCTCCCCTTGATGAACTTGTCGAGGAACTCCGAGAGTATCCGATGGATCAAAAGGTACAGGCGCTCAGAGAACATCTCAGACGCAACAAGGAACTCCGCGGTGTGAAGCCGACGGAAGAGTTCGAACCGGAGGACATAGAGTCCATACGGGATGCAGAACGTGAGAGTATCCGAAGCGAGGTGATAGCCGAAGAAAACGAACGAAAGGTTAAACAATCATTCGTGGAATTCATCGGGGAACATCCGGAACTTGACGAGTCGAAACCAGAATACCGACCGACGTTCGCACGAGCAGTTGAAACGCTCTGGAGAGGCGGAATGCCTATTCAGACGGCGTTCGAGACCGTCACGAGCGAAATAGACTCCATCAAAAACGAGGAGTTGAAAAAGAAGCAAGAAGCGCTCTCCGGGGCGGTATCGGCTTCTGGCGGATCTGGCGAAGGGAAGAACGAACTGTCTTGGGAGGATATGGCGCGGCTTCAATTGGAAGATCCGGTCGAATATGAACGGCTCGTCCGATCGGGATATACCCCGAAGAGCTGATAATTTGCCACAGAAGTCACACTTATGCCCGCAACAATGGGAACTACGGTGACAGCGCAGATGTTCATGGTGAACACTTTAAAAGTGTTCTTCCGAAAGAGCCTCATCGCGCTTATCACCAACAATGACTTTTATTCCGATGCCGGTGATATCGACGAGAAATCGACGAAATCAATCCGCACGAAGAATCAGAAGTTCACCATCTCGACGCTCTACAGCAACGGATGGACAACGTATTCCGGGTCTACACTCACCTGGAATGACGTGAAGGAAGTAGTGAGTACGCTCGTAATTGACCAATTCAAGTCGTATAGCGACAAGATCGCATCGCTCTCATACTTCAAAAGCGCAGTTAAGGATCCAAAGTCGTCTGTTATCGAACACGCCGGCGGTTTGCTCCGCGAACTCGTCGACCAAGCAGTGCTCGATATGGTAGATGATGCTGGTGCCGGAAACTGGATCGGTACGTCGTACACGACTGGTACAGTCGCCATCGACGCTTCCGGAAATGTAACCGGTTCTGGTACGACCTTTACCTCTGGTATGGTTGGGAAGCCATTTAAGGCGACCGGCCACTCCAAGTGGTATCGTGTGAAGACGTATTCGTCCGGTACGGCGATCGTTATCGAGAATGACAGCGACGACGAAGCGACGAGCTACGACGGCGGAGTTATCTCCGCTGGGGCAACCTACGAGATCCAAGCGAATGCAAAAGTAGCACTCACGAAGTCAAATATCGCAGCGTACCTCACGCTTGCAAAGGTGGCGCTCGACAACTACTCGATTCCTGAAGAGGATCGGTTCATTGTGCTTCCGGCAACGGCGCAGGTGTCTATCAATGCTGCTGCTGAATTCAATCGCGATCTGAACCAAGTCTTTGATGCGACAGTAGTTAAGGGCAAAGTCGAAGTCGCGTATGGATTCAAGATGTACTATGTGCCGGATTCATGGGTAAATGGCGACAATACGAACGGCTATCACTGCATGTTCGGACACAAGTCATTTATCACAGCCGGATATGGATTCATCGAGCCTATCTCGTTCATCCTTTCGAAGGACAACCAGACGAATTTTGGAGATCTCGTCAAGGGACTCTACGGATTCGGTCTCAAGGTTGCCGACGAACGGCGACGAGCCGGCGGAAAGCTCCTTGCGACTTTCGCCTAGTCTTGATCCACTCACTTTCCCTTCCTCCGGAAGGGGAGTGGGATGGGTCCGGAAAGGTCGGCGGACTCCTATAATCATTCATTCAAACATATGGACCAGGGAACAAAAAAGATACTCGAATTTATTCTCGGAAAGAACGAGGGTCAAATCACCGACGAGGATAGAGCGTTCCTCCTCGCGCGCCGAAGCTACGTGTCTTCACAGGAATTCGAGCGGCTCGGCATCAATCTCGAAGACGAGCTTGCCAAGCTCGACGGACCGAAAGAACCAGAAGGCGAGAAGAAGCCGCTCTCGAAAATGACGAAGACGGAACTGCTCGCGGAAGCCGCTTCCCGCGGAGTAGCCGTTCCGGACGACGCTACCAATGACGCCATCCGCGAACTGCTCAAGTAACTCGGTACATCACGCACCGGGCGTGCGTGATCCGATTCCGCTCATCTCAATCGACCGGGTGGGCGGAATCGGGGGATAACCATAAGAAGTAACGAAAAAATATGCCGAAGACAATACCATTTGTTCCTGTCGAAGATGACGAGTCGGCTGCGATAGTCAATCTTAAAGCTCTCAATAAAACAAATGACGCAGTTACGGCGCATATTGCTCCTTCGGATAGCAGAATTGCTATTACAGCGAGCGCGCAGATTCTTTCCGGACCAGGGAAACTCAAAGGATTCTGGATTGTTTCTCACACAGCAGGGGCAACCGTTCGATTCAGTGATGCTCTCACAGCGACGACCCCGTATGTTTCGAGCGCGTGGACTTCAGCGGCGGGTCATTTTGCGGGGCAATATATACAGATAAGCCAGAATGGAATGCAGATGGCTACTGGTTGCTACGTTACCATTACTGGAACCATCGAGATTCTTGTTGATGCAAAATTAGACTAAAAAACCTATGAAGTACACAATAAACAGCTATGACGCCGTGAAAGACATAGCGAACGTCACTCTGAAATTCAAATTCAAGACTGTACAACAGCCAGACCTCGTAGTCCGAGCCCATAACGTACCAGTAGACGACAAAGAGAGCATGGATGCGTGGGCACTCGGCGTTGTTGCCGGAAAGAAAAATGAACTTCGATCTGCTGAGTCAGCAAAAACCATTGATCCTAGAATTACAACAGAGCAGACGGTTTCTGATCCGGCTGAATAAAAAATATGCCAAGAATGAAATCAAATCGCTTGCCGAACATGCTTGCCTTCGATGGGTCAAGCTATGTAACGTTTCCTATAACCCCAAAAGTAACTGGATTCAATTTGGCATTTTGGATAATAAAAAGGCAATACACATCATTTGACCGGATTTTTGACTGTATGGACACCACCGGGCTAACCAATGGATTTGACGTGGAGCTCACTTCCGAATATAAAATACAGTTTCTCTCAAAAAACGTTTCTAGCTCAACTTCGACGTTGCAAGGAGTGAGAAATAGCAAATCAGAACTAGTTCATATCGTCATTACACACGACGGAACAGGAGTAAAAATATACGAGAATGGGGTATTGACTAGTGAGGACCCCTCGGCTGTCTTCACGATAACACCGGGGAACATAGTGTATGTCGGAAGGAGAAGTTCAGGAGGAAACCCTGGAAAATTCAAAATTGGAGAATTCGTTTTTCATGACACCGATACACCCTGGACGCAAGATCAAATAACAAATCTCTACTACAACGGTAGTATACCTTCCGGAGCTTCTTTCTGGCTCTTTAATGGCAATGTTTTGGATGGTTCCGGGAACGGCAATCATGGGACGCTCACTGGAGGGACGTATATCAATAGAACAGCGACAAGAGAATCCGCAACCCGTTCCGAAGCAAGGGGAAATTATGAAATAAAGCAAGGGACGTTGCTTGAAAGTTTCCAAACGATTGGAGATTGGACGCGAGGCGGAGCCGCCGGGTCTATTGCCGAAGACACGGAGCACTTCACAGAGGGAGATAGGTCATTGGCGCTCACTTTTGCCAGCGGTACTTCTGTCTTTTATGACAAAACAATAAGCACTGTTGTTAGAGGTAATTTACCGGCAATGCTATTAAAAGTATACGTCCCAAGTCTGACTAATCTTGGTAGTGTTGCTCTGTATATTGCATCAGTTAGTAACTTCTCAAAGTTTTTCAGTAAAACTATACAAGCAACGGCACTTCACGAGGGGTTCAACTACATACCGATAGCTCCGAGTGAATGGTCAAACACTGGCGGTGAATCCTGGTCAAATACAATGGTACGTTTGCGTATTCGTGTAAATGCTACTGCAGGGACACCATCAGTCTCATTCTGCTCTATCCATACTTACCAGTATAACCGACCGAAAGTTGTTGTTACGTTTGACGATTCTTGGGATAGCCAGTACACAAAGGCGTATGCGTATATGTCTCCACTAGGACTCAAAGGAACGATTTATGCCATAGGGAGTAAATTAGGGACTGCTGGATATTGCACGCTGGCTCAACTTCAAGAGATGTACGCGGCTGGATGGGATATTTGCAACCACGGCTCCGTAAACCTGACAACATTATTGACACAAGCGGAGCAAGAAACAGAGATTTCAGGCGAGGAAGCGTATATAGCAGAATTTACTCGCTCAAAAAAACATTATGCCTATCCGAATGGTGGGTATGATGATAATGCTCGAAATGCATTGTTTGCTCTTGGATATAAAACCGCAAGAACAATTATAGACCGCCAACAGGCGAATTATCTTGACGAGAAACATCTCATCACTCGGTATGGAGTTTACAATGGAACTTCTGTAGCTTCTGCAAAAGGGTACATTGATAGAGCTATAGAACAGGGGTCTTCGGTATGGCTCAATTATCATCTAATTGTTGACTCTGACGCGGATGTTTCAACGAAAGTACTCACTGCCAATTTCAACGAGGTTATGGATTACATCAAAGCCAAAGTAGATGCTCGTTCTATCGACTGCGTAACGGTTTCGGAATGGTACAACGGTTTGGCGTCGAGACAACCAGCAACTTTTCCAAGAACCGCTGTATGACCTTACTCAAAAAACTCTGGCTCTGGCTGACTGGTACCTGCGAATGCGGTGGACACTTCACCGAGTCAAATTACAGCGGATCGAGGTGGTATTGCGATCGCTGCAATATTTTCCGTTCAGAGTCCGGTTTCCTCTGGTGGATCTCTGATAAACTCTCCTACGGTCCAAAGCGCGGTATCTAGCATACAGACTCCAACTGTCTCTGGAGGATCTCTAACGTCACCAGAAACATTCGGTGTCGTTTTGAGCCTTCAAGATCCAGAAATATCTGGAAATGCTCAAGCCAGCCCAATAGTCCAAGACAGCAATTTCTCAATTCCATCTCCGAATGTTTCTGTTTTTGTAGAAGTATTGCCAACTGTTCTGTCTGGAGTGTTTTCGATTCAGACAGTAAATATTTCAGGGGGTGGGAGTATAGATTCTCTTGTTGCATCAGGAGCGTTTTCGTCTCCGGCGGCGAGTGCATCAGGAGGTGGGGGCAGTGCCGAAGCAACCCCTCTTCAATCAATCGCAGTATTTTCGATCGTAACCCCAAGTGTATCATCAGGGGGGATGGCTCAAGCAACTGTTGTATCAGCAGTATTCTCACAAGTATCCCCATCATTGTATGGATCAGCTATAGCGCACAGCTCAGAGGCGCAATTTTCTGCATCCATTCAGAATATCGGTGCCTATGGAGACGGAAATGCAATAGCTTCCGTTGGATCAGCAATACTTTCTCTCAACGTCGTGTTCTCATCGGGTGGATCTGATACTCTTTCCAGCGCAGTATCGTCTCTCTTTTCCATCCCAATTCACTCGGCAACAGGAGGGAGCAATAGTGGCACGGCTTACCCGAGCACCGTCGTTATTGGTCCGTATGATTTAGTTTTTCTTGTTGATAAGGGACGGCTTGCAAAGCGAATTTCAGAGAATTTGTATATTGTCCTTTAGATTGATGAAGATCTCTAAGCGATCTTTTTAGCAAGGCGTATGACATTGGCAACAAAAGATGCCTTACCAAAGGTATAGGCATCAAGGTCGTGTGCATATTTTAGTGCGAGATTTTGTTTAAGAGCTTGGTACTCTTTTGTGATTTCTGGGTTGAGCAGTAAATAATCACGGAAACTGATGCGGTTTTGCCATTCTTGACCGTTTTTGACTACCAAGTGTATGACATATTGACGATTATCTGGCGAGGGAGCACTGAGCCAATAATGACCCTCTCGACTCCCTTCTAATGCATATCCAATCTCGCATGCCATTTTCTGTGTAAGTTCAAGTTTATTTGCGGAAGCGACCCCTATAATAATATCAATAATAGGCTTTGCCATTAAGCCAGGAATACTCGTGCTGCCAATATGCTCAATTGTTACATCATCAAGGAATTTCAGTAGACGCTGCTTCTCGAGAGCGAATTTTATTTGCCAGGTATCGTCTGATTGGACGAGAAGGACATGGTCATGATGTGTCATGTAACCAGTATACAATAAGAAAAAGCAACAACCTCATGGAGAGACTGTTGCTAAATGTACGACTAGACAGATGCATATTTTATACTGTCCGCCGCCAGTGTGAGACGGAGAAATCTTGTTCGGTAACGCCAAGAGACTGATATAGACGCTGGTGAAGACTACCAGCAAAAGTGTCCCGGTGCGCTTCGAAGAAATCCATGTCGTACCACGAAACGGAAAAGGCGAGGAAGCCTCCGCCACCAATATCTCGCGATACCATGGTGACATTCCAGTCGTATTGACGATCCGGATTTGATGCGAGTCGCTCGTCGCTCTGTCGAAGCAGTGTTATGCATTTTTCGAGGTTGTCATCATCCTTGAACTTGTATCCGCACTGCGAGATGACGACAGGGATTCGATTGCCACGTCGTTCGGCTCGACTGTCTCCCTCGAGGATAACCTCGTACGTCGTTCCGACTTTTGAAGGAGCGCTTGGATGCGCGATTGTCGTATTCACGGTTGAACCCTCTTAGTTAAGGCTTGAAAGTACTAACAGAAGAGGTATTTCCTCTCTGATACTGTGAGTGTACAAATTAGTGTGAATCTGTCAAGTCAAATGAGAAAACTTGACAAGGAATTTCTTGACGGTAGAATGAAGACAAGACATTCACAATTCGTGTCCGAGCCGATGGAAGCGGCGCTTGAGGACAGCGGAACCAAGAGGAATCTTTAAGACTCTTCACGCGGATTCTTTGTGGGAATGAAAGTTCCCATGAGCTTCCACTCAGGGGGACAGGTTCTTTTGAACCAGTCCCACGAGGTTCCGCTTGGAGAGTTTTTGTTTCCAGAAAAAAAGAAAAGGTGAAATGAACACATAGTAAAAACTATCGAGAATATTCTTGGGTTGAGGCAAGAAAAAGACTTGAGGCTTTTGCTGGCTAAGAGTTTTTTTCTTGTCTTTTTTCTTTTTTGTTGGCTTTCTGCGAATGATAGGTGGCATTCGTAGGCAGCTAACGCTGTCATCCTTCCGGGCTTCGGTGCTTGCCATGGTTTCCGAGTAGTGAGACCTTGGCAGTCTCTGACTGCCTAGAAAGGAGATGGTAGTTATGAAGCTACCGGATAATCCGCGTATATTTAGGATAGGAAAGGACGGTCAATTAACTGCCTTATCTGAGGCTGAAATACGCGAGTTTATGCGACTTTCGTTTAAAAACGAAGAAGCCACCACAAAAGTGGTAGCTCCAGCATAAACGTTTTGCAACTGGGAGTTTGCTTTTGTAGTGCGACTCCCTTTTGCTTTTCTTAGTATACCACATGCTCGGCATGAGGCATCTCCATGTGGTAGCATGCGACAAGTCGTTTGTCAATACGTTTGCCGATTCCAGATATTCGTTATATACTAGTATTGTAGTTGCGCAACGAATGTCGCGCCTACGCGGATTTGCTCCACTTGGAGCGGCGCCCGCGTAGGCGTTTTTTTGTTTCTTTGAAAACTAGCGGATGTCTTGGAGTATTGTGTAGACCTTCTTTGCAATAAATACCTCCTTGTTCGATCCATATCGAGATTCGAGATTGCCGAGCAGCCATTCGCGGTACCCGCCCGGATTCGCTTGATAGTCGCTCTTTGATGCGTTTACCTCGGCAAGTATGGCGGATTCATCGGACGAGAGCGCTGGAGTTGTATTTGTTGCTTGGACCGGCTTTGGAGCTGGCGGAGGAGTACAGGTGCAACTCGGGCTATAGGTTCCATCTGCACATACCCAACGACCGTTGGAGGCGCAGTATGACTGCCCGCCATGCCATGAACAGCACCCGCGTCCGGCAATGGCAGAAGGAGCCATCGCTACAAAGGAGAAGACCATCAGAGAAGCAAGAATGAATCGGCGCATAGAGTTTCAGTTATTCGGATAAGTTTGGTGGATCAATTTTTACCAGCAGATATGAGACGAAAAATCCAATAAAAAGTGAGGTTGCTAAGTAGAACAAATATGGGTCACACGGAGGAAAGTCACAAGAGTTTCTGTCGGAAAGGGCAAGAATAACGATATTCACAATTATTCCAAAAAGCATCGTTCCGCCAAAGATTCGTGTGAATCTCATATTATTCAGTAGTTTTTCTTCAAGGTATTTTTCTCTGTCTGTCATATGAAAAATCAAAACAAAACGTGATTTACGCCGAGCATCTTAATTTCCGAATGGTAGAAACAATAATATTTGCTCCAATCATATTTCGGATTGTCGCCGACTATATGCATGCACCCGTCAGGATCGGTCGAAACCCAGCGATGATCTATTTCATATCCATACCTCTCTCCACATTTCTCTTTTGACAAACAGATGAACCCTACCACATCACCAATCACTGGAGTTTCAAAAGGATTTGTTATTTGCCATGACCCAATATATTGATCCCCCATCGAATCAGATCCATTTATGGAAAAGTAAAAAAACCGATCCGCAATTTCACATATTGCTATCGGAACCGCCATCACCAATATAGCTATGACTACCCACTTTTTCATGACTTTCAGTATAACACGGCATTTAACAGCAGAATCGTCATTATTGTCAATAATAACTCGTTAAGCCACTCATATGGCACTCATACAGAATGCAAGCAATAGACTCACCAAAGGAATAAACGAGGCGTACGGACTCGCCACAACCGCCGCAAAAGGCGGACTTGGAGCTGCCGCCGAGAAATACAAACGGGATGTGGAGAAGGGGAAGAAGACTCCGGGAGGCATATACGATGATAAGAAGTCATCAAACACACCAACCGTTCTCGGCTATAGCACGGAAAACACCGCCGCGACTGGTGCAGGAAAGACCAATCTCCCGTACTACGGACCGCCGAAGGAACTCGCGCCGTCGCTTACTTCTACTGCTGACGACGAAGCACGCGCTGAATCGAATCAGAAAGCAGAAGCCAAAAGACTCATTGGTGCCGGATGGGATGACAGTGGTGATATTGTCAAAGACGCTGGGAAATCGCTTGATTCTTCGAAGAAGTTTATCTCCAATCTTGGGAAAGTCCGCGACCAATACCTCACCGCGAATGACGAGTATAAGAAAAAAACCGACGAGGCTATCGCCGGAAACAAGACGCTCATTGAAAAGAACCAGCAACAGGAACTCGATGACCTCGGAGAAAATCTTCGAAAGAATGTGAACAATACGCAGATCATGCTTGGCGTGAAGGGCGCCTCCGGCGGAAGTGCCGGGCGGGCAGCCGCCGCCGCTATGGCTCGCGCTGCTGGGAAAGACCGAGCCAGCATTCTCGCGACTCGCGGCAATGAAATGAGCGAGCAGGATCAGGCCGCGCAGGACGCGCAGGAGCAGTATACGCTCCGACGAGATCAGGCCTATAAATGGGAGGAGGAAGCAAGAAAGATGGCGCTTGAAGAATACCTTGCTGATCGCGATTCGCTCGACCGCCTGAAGAAAAACTCTTCCAAGTGGAAGGAACAGGATATTAAGGCAGAAAGCGACCGGAAACTCAGCCAGCTCCTCGCAACACTCTCCGACATTAGTGCCCGCGCGAAGACCTTCCGCGAGAATCTCGCCGCTAAGATGGCAGAATTCGGCGGGAACGCAAGCGAACTCGAACAGTCGGCTATCTCAGTGAATGTTCCAAGCGAACTCCAAACGCCGGACTTCAATGAAAGCATCGACCTCTCGACTGACCAGAATTCGGAAGATTTCTATGACCCGAATAATACTGGAAAGCGCGTTATCAAAGGATACGATGCCTTCGGGAACCCTATTTACGAAGATGTGCTTGCAGCCGCAACTGCCTAACGCCTATGCAGTATTCGATCACACTTTCCGTGGACAGCAAACATCCCAGATGCGATCCGGAGGCGATATCGTCTCTCGGAAAATTCGCTCGTATGATGGTTGGAGAAGAAGAGGAAACTCCAGAAGAAGATGCCGGTGAGAACGAATCAGAAGAAAAGCCGACGAGCCTCGGGAAGAAAGCGAGGGAATATTCCGGAAACGGTATACGAAAACACGCGATGGATCTCTTCGATCTTCGCAAGATAGACCTCTCGAACGAATATGATGATCCGAAAACTATTGGAAAAAGAAGCTCATAAAATAGCTATTCTCATTTATGGGACTGTACGATTTCTACACTAAGGCAAAAAAGAAGGTTGGGGATACATTCTCTTCTCTCGGATCGACTGCGAAACAATACGCACAATCCCTTAAAGAGACTCCAGCGCCGAAAGTGCTTCGGAACACGCTCGGGAGACTCCCAAATCCCGATACCGCATTCACGCCGGCATACGACAGGCTTTCGAATATCAATACTCGTCCGCTTTCGAGTAGGGCGTCTTCGACCGTGGGGAAACTCGCTGGCGGAATCGTAGAAACTCCGTACACTTTCTTGACGTCCGTACCAAAAGCGTACGGACAGACCATGAGTGAGATCACTAAGAAGAGCATATTCACGCCGGGAGGAGCGAAACGCACCGCCGGAAGAACTCTTGAAGCTGGACTCGACACCGCAAGTATGGGACTCCTTAGTACCGGAAAAAAGCTTCTTACTGCTGGAGCAAAGAGCGTTGCGAGCGAAGCGCCAAAACTTATTCCGCTCATACGTCAAGGGGCAAAAGAGGGGATGAAAACCGGTACAAAATACGGGGCCGGGTACGGACTCTCAGAATCCCTCAAGGAAGAGAAGAGTCTTCATGAGACGGCAAAGAATGTCATGGGGAGTGCTGCCGTCGGAGGAGTAACCGGCGGAGTGCTTGGTGGCGGACTTCCTGCCGCTGGCGCAGTCGCACGATCCGCCAAGAATGACGTCAAAACCTTCTTCGGTCCGAAACCGGAAACGAAACGCGTCGTGTATGACTTCGGCGTAAAGGGAAAACAAACGCTCTCAGATGTTGCAGAAAGAGCAAAGAACGACATGAATGAGAACTTCCGCGGTCTCATGCCAGGCGTTGAGAAGAAATCAGAGAGCGCCGCACGCGTTGCCGTTTCCAGACGCCCCGCTTCCGTCGAGACTACATTTGACGAGAAGACCTATCAGCTTCCAGGAACGATGCGGAGTATCGGATCGGCTCTCCCACGACCGGGAATGAGCATAGAGGACGTATCTGGAAGGCCGCCGCTTGTTCCAACGAATAAGAATACGCGGGAAATTAATGCGGTGAATGAAAAAAAGAACGCAAGTGCGAGAGAAGCCGTCGCGAGCATGATGGAAAAGACGCGTACGAAGAAGCCGATAGATCAAAAACGCGTGATACCGAGCGAGGTATTTAATACCCAAGAAGGCGCGAATGTCTTCGAGGAATTGGCACAAGCGAAGCCGGGCGAGCGGCAATGGGTTAGTACTCCCGACGAGATCGGATCAAGCGGAAGAGTGATGGGCATCAAGTCCACCTTCCCGCAATGGGTTCCGGAAAATCTCCGCCGAACGCCGCTCTTCAAGGAAGTGACGGACGCGCTTCTTGATAACACACTCCCGAAGAGCAAACCCGCCAGACGGCTCTATGATATCGTGCACAATGAGGTTCGGAAGCGTTCCGGACTCCCACTCTACAACTTCGAGAAGTACGACGCGAGAAAAGCGCCTGTAGCGAATGCAACACCGAAACAGGTATCGAAGACCGCTGCCATGCCAAACGGGGCAGGAAGACATGGAAATGGCATGGAATCCGATACCTCTCTGAGTGCATTCGCAAAGGAACTCGACAGCATACCGGCGCCGTGGGATGAGAAGCCAGTTCAGTACAACAAGTATCAGCAAAAAGCGTATACATCAAAACAAGATCGCATTCGATCTATCGGGGAAGTTCTTAATGCTCCATCAATACTGAAGACAATGGGATTCACCAAGAAGGAAGCTCAGAAGCTCGGTGTCAAAGAAGCGGAGGTGGTATCAAAACTTGGGAAGCTCGGATACCCGAAAGACCATCCGGCGGTCCGCGATCCGTATTCTGAACAAACCAAGAAGATCATCGATCTCGGCGTTCCCTATACCAGACTCAAGGACTACTACGAGAAGAAACGCGCGCTCGATACGAATATTCTTGAAGGTATCGATCCATCGATGCTTCGCGATATTTCACCGCTTCAGGCAGGAACGCGAGACGTGTATCGAAATTTCGAGACCGTATTCGGACACGGGAAATACAAGAATCCGACATTCCAGAAAGTGAAGAAAGACCTCCTAGATCCATTCGATGCGGCAAAGGGAGAATTTATCACGGAGCAAAAAGCAATACTCGCCGACCTTGAGGAAAACATCGTCAAGAAACTCGGTATCAAAAAAGGAAGCAAACTCTCTGCGGCTATACAACTCTATGGAGAAGGGAAGATGCCTCTCGATGAATTGAAGGCGAAATTTCCGAAAGACTGGGAGAAAGTGGTCGAAGCAGACAAATGGTTTCGAAATAAGTATGACACCATGCTCGATGAGCTAAATCGCGTGCGCGAGTATTACTATCCAACACATCCTCTCTATCCAGAGAGCACGAAGATCATCCCGAAGCGGAAGGATTACTATCACCATTTCAAAGAAATATCCGACGGATTCCAAGGACTTAAAAACATATTCGATACGCCAGCAAACATCGATCCGTCGCTCGCGGTATCGTCGCAGTATACGAAGCCGCTCTCGCGATTCCTTCCATTTGCTCTCCAGCGAAAAGGGGAACAAACAACGAATGATGCTGTTGGTGGATTCCTTGACTATGCGAAGGCGCATTCCTATGCGAAGTATATCGATCCACATATACAGCGATTCCGCGGTGTGGACAAGGAAACAAAGGCGCTTCTCCCAAACCAAGAGCGCACCGGACTTGCAGAGGAGCTTTCACTCAAGAGCGATCCCGCCAGAACGATAGCGGAGAGTTCCGATACGAATGAGATACGGGCACTCCTTAAGGAACGCGGACTCGATGGAAGAGATGCGAAGCGTATGGCGGAAGAGCTTTCCAGGAAGAATACCATTCTGGAAGTTAAAGAATATCTCGACAACAATCTCACGGAATTCGGGAGGAGCCGATTCCAGCCGGAAGCACTGGCAGAACATTCGGAAAACAAACTCAACAATTTTCTCAAATTCCTCGACAATTTCGCCAACGATCTCGCAGGGAAGACAAATCCGCTCGATAGACCGGTACAGGATAACTTCCTTGGACGGCAAGCATTCCGCGCGATCAATTGGATGAATAGCCGAGTGAAAGCCAATGTCATTCTTGGTAATGTCGGGAGCGCGCTTGCGCAGTTCTTCGGCATTCCGAACGGCATCGCGAATGCTGGCGTCAAAAACTCAACGAAAGCGATTGGCGACAGTCTCGTTGGCATATTCAACAAGACTGCGCCCTCCGCCAAATCAGCATTCCTCAATGAACGGTATTTCAATGGGTATGATTCGTTCGATACCGGCGTCATCAACAATACGAAAAAGGCGGCGGTATGGCTTACCGGTATCGGTGATAAGATTGGAACCACCTTCACGTGGAATGGGCAGTACCGGAAAGCCCTTGAGAACGGACTTTCTGGAGAGAATGCGATGAAATATGCTGACGACTGGACCCGGAGAATGGTAGCAGGGCGAGGTATCGGCGAAGTGCCAATCATGCAGAAAGCAAAGCTCATGCAAATCATCGCTCCATTCCAGCTTGAGGTAGCGAACCAGTGGCGTGTATTCGGAGATTGGGCGCGGAATGATCCGCAGAGGCTCGCGCTCGCGAAGAAGCTCATGGTGTACTCGGTCGCGACCTGGGTGATGAACCGAGTCGCCAAGGAAATACGCGGAAACGATGTTGCTTTTGATCCGATACAAGCAATGTTGGATGCCTATCAGTCATACCAAGAGGAGGAGGACAAAACCAAAGGAGCATTGCTTGCTGGCGGACGACTTGCCGGTGAGGTGCTTTCGAATATGCCAGGCGGCTCTGTTCCTGCTTCATGGTATAAGGAGGCCGGAGCAAAGGATGTATTTGGTACTGGTATTGATCTCCCGACTCGCGAGAAGCTCTTCGGCGACAAGGATCCAACGAGATTCGGAGGTGGGATACTCGCCAGCAAAGCACTCTCTGATCCGCTCTACATGCTTGTTCCTCCTTTTGGAGGCCGGCAAATTAAGCAAACCATCGAAGGATCAAAGACGCTCACGAAGGGATATGCGGAGAATTCTTCAGGAAAGGTGATGACTCCAGTAGATACTGGCGTTGCGAATACAGTGCGCGGACTCCTCTTCGGGAAAAACGCTATCGGCGAAGTACAAGACTACTATGACAACAATCAAACACCGCTTTCCGAACAGCAGACAGAACTCTTCAAGCGATCCGGTGGAACGGACTACTTCAATGCGGTCATGAAGCGTCGCGAAGCAGAAGCGGTGCAGAACAAACTCCGCGACGCCAGAAAAGCAGAAGTGAAAAAACTGATGGGAGAGCGCGGAGGAGATCATTCGTCTCCGGAATTTGGCGCGCCTGACAAGAAGGAAACGAAGACTGCGGCGCTCCCCGGAATATCGAGCGCCATGGCGGCATCGGACGATATCGCGAACAAGGTGAATACGGAGGAGCTTGTTCCGCTTGCCGACGGATCGTTCTTCGTTGAGTCAGTCGGGAAGTACGGGACATTCTTCGACACAGAAGAAGAGGCTCGGTATGGCATGGCAAAATCGCTCCTCGAGAAGTCGAAAGACACTGACTTCGTCGACATGGGAGACTATGTACTTCGAAAGAAAAAGACCGGTCCGAATGTGAGCGTCTCAACGCTTTCTCCGGAAGAAGGAAGGATTGAGATCGCGAAGAGTGAACTTGAAAAATCCGGAGAGAAGTTTCTTGACATGGGAGATACAGTCCTCATCAAGGGAGCGAAAGAAATAAGGGAGATGTCAAAAGACGACTTCACCATCACGATCAATGACAAACGGATGAATCTCGCGAAAGACAGCAAAGACTTCGGTACCTGGATGAAGACCGCGGAAGAAAGCGCAAGGATATTGCAGGAGAAATTGATGAGTGGAGACTTGAATGAACTTGAACAAGTAGAGATAGATGATAAGCTCGGCACACTTCTTCGTACGGCACAAAAATATTCCTCATACGGTGGATTCACTAAAGCAAAAAAACTTCCGGAGAATCTGCGATACCCGATTATAGACAAAGAAATGATACGCGCCTCCATGCCGCGAATACCCTCTTCAAAAGTCCGTATAGCAAGGAGACCGATCTCGCTTGTTCCGGTACGAATCACATCCGTCCAGAAGCGATCGCGTCGAAGAATACTCACCAGATAACCCAAACATTATGACCGTAGCAGAAATACTCAAACGCGTTCACCGAAAGTTCGCCAAGGATACTGACTACCCGGAAACCGGGAGTGAAGACATTCTTGTCCGAATCGACCACTTGAATGATGGTATTGGCGAGTGGGAAGGGAAAGTGCGCGAAGGCATTTACTGGCCAGAGCTCATTTCCGATACGCCAATGACGCTCGGCGGAAGTGGGACGGATGCTTTTCCGAGCGATTTTCTCGCATTCTATCTCAAGAACAATGAGGATGATGATGCGTCCGCTATTACAATCGGAAACAATGTGTGGGTGGAAGTCACTCCGGCACAGGGAAATATCGCCATTCAGGAAGGTATGTCTCCCTATGTGTACTGGAAAGAGGGGAAGAATCTCCGGACGCTTCCAGCGATCAGTGGAACTATTCCGTATCTCCGAAAGGCGACCCGGTATACGACCGGTGAAGAATCGACTGAACCGGAAATGGCTGATCACTCATTTCTTGAAGACTACACTGTTGCAAAGGTATTTCTCGATAACTCTGATGATACGCTCTACACCGTGAATGCGAACTCCGCGAGCGATAAGCTCGATGCTATGACCTATCAAGCCATATCTACCGCTTCCGAATAATCCCTATGCGCGTTCTCAATATCACCAAGCAGATGCAGAAACGTCCATGGTTCCTCAAGCTGGACGAATTCAAAGGAACCGCGACCATATTGGATGACGTTATTCTTGGCACAAAGTTCGCCAAGGAAGTCATCAATCTCATCCTTGTGCAGGATGGGCGTTGGAAGACGCGCTGGGGATCAGACTATTACGGACAAGCTATTTCCGGCGAGACGTCCATAGTAGCGACGGGGAAGTATATAAATTCCTCCGGACAACAGGAGAAGATCGCCATTGCTGGAAGCGGGAAGGCATACAAGTCGATAGATCAAGGTGCATGGACAGAGATCACCGGAGCCACATTCGATATCTCGGCGACGCTCTACAGCTTTTGCCAGGTGAACAATATGCTTCTTATTGCGAACGGCGTTGACAAACTCACACGATACAATGGATCGAATCTTATTCGATATACGGCACTCTCCGTCCCAACTGGACTTGCCGGTGTCCGGAATGTCCTCACCGCCGGAAGCTATCACAACTACTACAAGGTGACGGCGCTCAATGACGTCGGAGAGACGGTCGGATCGAGCGAGATTGACGTGACGACGAACAATCATCGGAACGCATGGGTTGTTACCTCGAACGAGCGCATTGATCTCTCATGGAGCGCTGTATCTGGAGCGACGCGGTATCAGATATACTGGGACGATGAATCGGGAGGGGAACTCCTTCTCTCTGAAACATCAACCACCACCACATCATTCCAGGATGATGGGACGGCGGTGCAGAATCCGTACTTCACTGTTCCGACGCAGGACTCGACCGGCGCTCCCGCTTTTAAGATGGTGTCCTATTCCGGATCGCGTGTGTGGGGCATTACTGACGAGTACGTCTGGTGGTCCGGAACTGATCCGTATCTCGGATACTTCGCCGATGCCTACGGAGGGGGGTGGCAGCCGCTCAATAAAGGAAGCGGGGAGAAGCTTGTCTGGATTGGACACTTCCGCACTGGGAAAGGAGATCCGGTCGCTACGGTAGCGGCGAAGAACGCGGCTGGACTTGGAAGCGTGTGGCAGGTGCCGCTCGAGGTGGCGACGATAGCCGATACGACCATCATCGTTCCGAATCCGTCGCGGCTCCCCGGACCGATAGGAACCGTTGCTATGAATGGCGTGGTCGAAGCGAATGACGCGCTATATCTCCCAAATTCGAGAGGCATCTTCGCACTTAACAACAAAGCGAATATTACGAACATACTCTCAAGCAGTGAGCTTTCGAGCAATGTGAGACCGTCATTCGATGATCTTCGAGAGCTCGAGAATATGGCCGGCATTTGGTATGACTCAAAGGTTATATTTTCCGGATCGGAAGGCGGGGGAGGGAATGATATGATGTTTGGACTCGATACTGAGCGGAATGAGTGGTTCTGGAAGTGGACAATTGGATTCCGGCAATTTCTTGAAATAACCGAGGAAGATGGCACATCAAAACTAATCGGGGTTCCAAAGACCGGAAATCGCTTGGTAGAGATATCGCCAAATATTCGCGGGGACTTCGGACAACCATTCTATCAATCGTGGATATCGGGACTCATTCCCATATCGAAAGACGCGAGTCAATTCGCTAATGTGCAGGAAGCACTTCTTGAGCTTGGGCGCCCTATCGGGACGATATATTTCAGTGTCCTTGGCGTTGAGATGAAGCGCGGCTTTTCGTCTATAGCCACAAGACAGATTACCGACTCGGTATCGAATATCGACTTTACCAATGGACTCTGGAACGAGTACCTCTTTGATGATGATGACGATTCCCCGAAGACCTACTCGCAACCGTCCGTCAAAAAAGCAAAGCGCATCGGAAAGAAACTCTCCGCCATACAATTCCACGTATACTCAAGTTCAGCCGATACGGACTTCACCATTCTCTCAATACAGGCAAAGGGAGTCATAGAGAAGCTCAGAACTCCGTCTTCGTACTTCAAATAGGGGTTGCGAATGATTGCTCGTTGTGCTAGTGTTGTGATATAGATCGCACTCTTTGCGACCTATCGAGAAAGCTCTTATGAGCGGCCTCTCGGTAGGTCGCTTTTTTGTTTTCCAAAAACTATGAGCGCCGCAAATACTGACAAGTTCATCAAGGCGACCCGGAAACGCGCCGGAAATATCGATGCTTCCGGCATATCCGACGCATCCGTGGATAATTTCGGGCTTGATTCCGCTGCCAATCTTCCGACGGATACGGCGGTTTCCGTTACGATCGACCGCGTGGACTCAAATGGCAATAAGACACCGGACAAGGAAGAGGAGATTATCGGCGTCGTATCGGGCAATCGGATTATAAATGCCGTTCGAGGCGTATCTGGAACAGCTCAGGCGCATTCTCCCGGAGCTGTGTGGGAAATTCGACTTACCGCCGAGCAGTGGAATAGAGCTATTGGAGGAATGCTCGCTGAACACGACCAAAGCGGAGCACATGATCCGGCACTTATCGCGATGCTCGCAGGAATGCAAATCTTTACTGGACACAAGGTTTTTTCTGGCAATCTCATTGGTAAGCTCTTCGCGCCGCAAGGGTTTCTCATCAATGGGAAAATCGTTCCTTCAGTAACGTCAAATAATCTTAGCGTTTCCTTAAAAACTCTTTCTGATAACGATCCGTCGTCTTCTGACCCGGTGTACTGCAGGATTGGTGACACTGTGAGAGCCATAACGTCAGCATTAACATCAGAAGCTACTGTTGCTGGAACAAACTGGTTTAACGCCGGTAGTTCTGAATTGGCAACAAAGGAAATAGATTACTTCGCATATCTCATATGGGATTCAGTTGAGGGAGCGGTCCACCTCTCTTTTTCGAGGATACCGTATGCCACTACTGTAAACGATTTTTCAGGGACAGCTACTAGTGAAAAAGTGCTCCCCGGTCATGGTGGTTTTTTGACAACTGACAATGTTGAGTTGATAGGTCGTTTTGCTGCAACACTTTCAGCAGGTGCTGGGTATACATGGAGCGTTCCGACATTTACGTCAGCGAATCTCATGCAGCGTCCGATATATGAGACGAGGTGGCTTGCGTGGGCGAGAGTTGTCACAGCTGGTTCTGGGACTCCGACAACTATTACCAACACAGAGTGTGTATACAAGATTTCAGGGGATAGGATTTGTATAAACTCTGATAATACTATATCTGACAAAGGAACTGCGGCGTCTACATTCATTATTTCTTTGCCATTTGCATCGATACTTTCTGGGCAAGCTTCTTTTTCTGGAAGAGAGAATGGATCAACAGGGAAGGCTTTTGTTGGATATATCTCGAGTTCGTCTGCCACTGCCACTGACTACACGGGTGCATCGTTATGGACGAATGGATACAGAATTCCAATAACTGGATCGTACAAAATCTAAATTTGTATGGGAAATGCTTGTTACACCGAACAGGATATTCTTGCGGCGCGAAACGCTGGTTTTCACGATGGTATGAAACATGCAAAATCCTCTCCAGAAACGAAACAACTGCTTATTGCTGTAGAAGAGAGGATTTCATCTCGAATCAATGCCGTAATGTCGTCCCACGAAGACCGAGAAATGGGAAATTATGAAAGTTTGCGAAAGATATTCGAAGATCACGTCAATGAAACAAAAGAGTTGAATAATACTTTTCGAGATCTTATCACTGGAGGGAAGGTTGTATCATCTATTTTCTCGATTTTAGTGAAGACGGTTGCCGGACTTGGCGTTCTTATGGGAGCGATTTATGCATTGAAAGAATGGTTGAAAAAATAAGTATGACATTCACCCTCAGAAAACCGGAATCAGAAGCGAAGTATCAGGAAGAAAAGAGGAATATCACGTCGTGTCCGTTTTGTGAGAAGAAGCATATTCACCAGTGGGAACACTGGAAGCTCATGCCGAATCAGTACCCGTATGATCTCGTCGCCGAAAAGCATGATCTGCTTGTTCTGAATTCACATAATTCCGTTCCATCTGAAGAAGAGAAAAAACAACTCGACTCAATTAAAAAGATGAAATTCATGAACGACTACCACTGTATTATCGAGAATCTCCCTCAAAGACAGAGCATTCCAGGGCATTTCCATGTCCATTTAATGCGGTACATACCGTGAATAATCAGTAGCAATGGCTTATAAAACGTGTGGAAACAATAGCAATACTCCTCATTTTCTCCGGAATCTTTGCCATTCTCATCGGGACGGCAATGCTTTCTCATAAAATATATGTCATCGCGAGTGAATCACATGAAGACCACTGGAAGTCGAAAGACTGTGGAATCTGGACGTGCGAGTAAGTGTCCTTCATGCGGGAGATATGTTTCGAATACATACCCATGGAAAGGTAAGAAGGTGTTCTATTCTCATTATTGCTGGAAAAAAGAGTATGACTCCATACGATCAAAGAAAATATCCAAATCTCTTTCTCGGTGAATCGAGACTCACGGTCGCTAAGTACGGATGCTATAGCGTCTGCTTCTCAATTATCTATGATATTCCAGTCGAAGAATTGATAGCTCTCTTCAATGCTAAGGGCGTTTACAGCAAGGAAGGGTACATCATACACCCGAAAGAGGTTGAAGCGCTCCATCTCGAATCCTACGACGTTGTAGCGAGTGATCCAAAGTCGATCTGTATTGCTGAAGTAGATTTTAATCCCGATCCGGATAAGGATCAGCACTTCGTGGTGTGGCTCGGTGATGGAAATATCATTGATCCGTGGGGAGGAGTGAAGAAGAAAAACCCGTACAAAGTATATTCTTGGCGCGTATATAAGCCATTAAAAAATGAAGCTATGAATAAGGATTTCGTAAAATCAGTATCAAAGCTCGTCGGGAAGGATTATGGCGATAATCTCAATGACGGAGAGCAAGAAGATGCTGCGAAGCGGATTGCTAAAGTTATTGAAGAACAGGGTGATCTTGCATCCGAATATGCCTCTATCTCAAGCCAAAAGGATGCTCTTGAAGACGAAAATGCTGGACTTCGATCCGACGTATCTAGTCTTTCGGGTCAATTGTCCGCAACCAAAAAAGATCTCGTCATGGTTTCGGATGAGGCGAGTGAGCTTCGGAAGCAGAATTCGGAACTGAAAGACTCTCAAACAGTGGGAATTGAGGAATATTCGCTTGTTCAGATAGCGGGATTGTTTTTTCGAAAACTCATAAACAGTAAATAAAATATATGACTGGGTATAAAACATGGATCGGTCTTATTCTCACAACTCTCGGCGCTCTCGGACTCTACGAGAAGAGCGGTATCTCCAAGGATCAGGTAGCAGAGATATTAGACTCGGTATCAACGCTCGCCGGACTTGTCCTTGCTGCATATGGAAACTGGCATGCACATAAGAGACTCCAAGAAAGCGAATAGCTCCTACGGAGAGATGCTTGCAGATAGACTTCTCTCTGAGATAACAAACGAAAAACCGGTGCGCGAGTATCGGTTTTATTCGGATCGTCTGTGGCGATTCGATTTCGCCTATCCAGACAGAAAGATTGCCATAGAGGTAGAGGGTGGCACATGGACTGGAGGAAGGCATACTCGGGGAAGGGGATTTGAAGGAGACTGTGAGAAATACAATACTGCCGAACTGCTTGGCTGGCGTGTGTTTCGATTCACGACGGGTATGATTGAGCGCGGAGAACTCCGGTTGATTTATGATTTGTTGAAGACAACAAACAAAACTAATTGACAAAAACAAAAAAGTGATATACATAGGTCTGTTGTCTCGGGATCCTGACAAATGATTGAATTGATCAGGATGCTTCACCTCGCGACAACTTTGCAATTATTCACCCAAAGAAATCGGGTGTATAATTTACCTACCCCCTTACGGTGTGAAGCCCGAAAGGGGGTTTATAATTTTCTATGCTTCAATCCATACCGTGCCGTCTCGGAAGACATGCATTCTCAGAATGGCAAGAGTCTCACATGAATAAGTATCACTGGGCACATGAGAAGATAGCGAGCCGATTTTGCCTCAAGTGTGGAAAAGGAGAGACTGCGATTATCACCGTTGATTGCACGCAATTTCGCCGATCAGGGAAGTGGTGCTCCAGATGCGAGGATATTGTCAAAAGCACTGGAATGGTGTATATTTTGCCTGTAACAAAAGATTATTCGAATATGCCAGCTACTACCAAGCCTGTTTCAAGGGGAATCTTAGGACAACCAGCAAATGTGGATAGAATCCTCCAAGTAAAAGAACTTTTCTCTCAAGGGAAGAAGTATAGAGAGATCGTGGAAATAACCGGTATCACGAGTCTCAAGACGATTTTCAAATACAAAAAATATCCACTGGAGAGGCTCCAGCTACAAATAGAAGCAAGAGCAAAAACCGCTGTATAA